TTTCTGTACGGTGCCGGAGACGTTAAAATAGGACACTCTTATGACAAACAACTTTCACAGTCAAAGGCTAAGAAGAAGGGGCAAGAAATCCGTAAAGCTTATGTTGATGCCATTCCGGGTCTTAAAGAACTTTTGGAAGGCGTACACAAAGCTAGTGAGAGGAACTTTCTTTATGGACTTGACAACCGTAAACTCTTGCTTGAGTCGAGGCACAAATCCCTCAATTACCTACTACAAGGCGGCGCAGCGTCGGTCGCCAAAAGATGGATGGTATTAGCCAATGAACATATCAAAGAGATGGGTCTATGCTGCAGTCAGCTCGCTTTTGTTCATGACGAGCTACAGTTTGAATGTACACCAGAACATGTTGATGACCTCAAATCTATTCTTGTTCTTTCCGCTGTTGAGGCGGGAGAGTACTATAAAATGCGAATCCCAATAGCAGCTGAAGCCAGTGATGGCTTAAATTGGGCAGACACCCACTAATGTATGAAACTATTAATCGATGCGGATTTCATCGTCTACAAAAATTGCGCTGCTGCAGAAACTGAACTTGACTTTGGTAATGATGTTATCGTTGTCACTTCTAACTTCAGTGACGCTTATACCGCAGTATCTAGAGAATTATCCAGAATTCAAAACAAATTTGGGACATTCTCTGATCTAATACTGTTCTTTTCCGACAGTCAAAATTTCAGGAAAAAAATTCTACCAGAATATAAAGGTCACCGTAATCGGAAGAAACCGTGTGGCTATAAACGTGTTATTGAGGCGTTAAAGAAAGAGTATAAGGTTATTATGAAACCTACTCTTGAAGCTGACGATACGATGGGCATTTATGCTACTAAGTACCCCGGTAACTGTATTGTGTCCCCTGATAAGGACATGAAACAAATTCCGGGTCAGTTATATAACCTTGATGAAACATTCACAGTCAGTTCGGAGGATGGAGCCAAGTGGCATCTAATCCAATCGTTGGCTGGAGATCAGACAGATGGATACGCTGGAGTCCCAGGAATTGGGGTTAAACGTGCAGTATCCTTATTTGAAGAACATGGTTACAGTTGGAAAACTGTTGTCAAAGCATTTAAAGAGAAAGGCTTAACTGAAGATGATGCTTTAGTTAATGCTAGACTCGCACGTATACTTACAGCTAATGATTATGACTTCATCACAAAACAACCTATCTTATGGACTCCCACCACCGATTACCGAATTGACAACGGAACAGGACTTCAAAATGAGGCAGCTAGAACTACTACTGCCAAAAAATGAAGTAAAAAAAGAAGACATTATTACTATATTACTAGCACTACAGAAACAAAACTTTGTGCTAGTAAATTCACTCACCAATTTAGTTGAAAAATGGCCAAAGGTCCAACCTACTATCAACGAGGTTCCTGCGATGTTTGGGATTTTATTAGAGAACAAGGACTAAACTTCCATCTCGGTAATGCTATTAAGTATATCTGCAGGGCAGGTTATAAAACAGATAGCAAGATACAAGACTTAGAAAAAGCTATCCACTACTTAGAGAACGAACTCCACCATGAAAAAGACCTTTATTTCAGAGCAAGCCAAGGAATTCCGTACGAAATACAACCTTCAAAACTCTCAGACTATGGGCAATCGTACTTATCAGAAGAATCTGATCGTCGAGGAATTTAAAGAAGTATTAGAAGCAGAAGGTCAGTTGTGGAGAAATAATACATCAACACATGAAGATTTATTGAAAGAATTAGCTGATTTAGTATATGTATGCTACCAATACGCTGAAAATATGGGATGGTTTCTAGATGAGGCATTAGACAGAGTACATCTAAGCAATATGTCAAAACTTGGAGACGATGGTAAACCAATATATAGAGAAGATGGTAAAGTATTAAAGGGTCCAAATTACAAACCGCCAAACCTAGAAGATTTAATTTAATGACCGCAGAACTTATCTCCCGCACTGGTCGGGTCCAATCATGGTTGGATAACCCAGAATCACGCCTACCCGTATCTTGTACGGTATTCGTCGTTGAGGACAGCATGGAAGGTCCAGAAGGCATAGAAGCCAGCTGGAGATTTGCTTCTCATGCTCTCAGACATGGGGCGGGGTGTGCAGTACACCTATCAAAACTCAGACCGAAAGGTCACGAGAATGGAAAAGGCTTAACAGCTAGTGGTCCAGTCTCATTTGCAAAAATTTATTCTACACTAAATGAAACACTCAGAAGAGGTGGGGTCTATAAAAATGGGGCGATTGTGGCCCATATGGATATTACTCACCCCGATATTGTTGAGTTCGTGCTCGCTCCCAGGTCTGAACTTCCCTGGATTAAAAGATGCGTCGATCTCAGTCCCGGAGATTGGAACACCACAGATCCAAACACCAAAGATGCCATTATCTACGGAATCAAGTCCGGGGACATCTGGCTTAACAAAATAAAATATAACGAGAAAGGAGAAAGAATTTATGGCAACGTCTGTCTTGAGGTTTACTTGCCCTCACGAGGCACATGCCTGTTACAGCATGTCAATCTCGCTGCCTGTAGTGC